AGAAAGATTTAAAACAGGACAAAAAGATGATTGCCGGTGCAGTGCACAAGCATGAGAAAAGGCTTCATCCCGGCAAGTCAATGACTAAATTAGCCAAAGGTGGTGTTGCTAAGATGCACAAAGGCGGCAAAACTAATGCTGACATGCTGAGCATGGGTCGTGGCATGGCTAAAGTGAACGACCAAAAAACTGGTCTGAAAGGTTAATCATGGCTAAATTCAGCATGAAACGAGACGGTAAAGAAGTTGGTGGTGCCAGCGTATATGCACAACCACACAATATGTCTGGTAAGGCTGTGGGTATATCTTCTACCCCCGGTGTTATGCCGAACCGCAGCAAAGCCGACACGGTTAATATGAGCATTGGCAACATCAGCAAAGCTGCTGGCGACGAACAGATCAAAACCAGCGGAATTAAAGTTCGCGGCACTGGCGCGGCTACTAAAGGTCTGATGGCACGGGGCCCAATGGCTTGATATGAATTACACGCAACTGTTCAATAACATTCAGTCGTACACGGAAAACACTTTTCCGGAGTTCACCGTCTCTGACGGATCGACAGAAACGCCTAAAGAACAGATTGATCGTTTTATCCAGCAAGCGGAACAACGCATCTATAACACGGTGCAGTTTCCGTTCTTGCGTAAAAATATGACGGGCAATGTTCAGTCCGGCAATAAGTACCTCAAGGCTCCTGATGACTATCTCGCCACGTATTCTTTAGCGGCAATTGATGCGTCTGGTAACTACGAGTACTTGTTAAATAAAGACGTCAACTTTATCCGTCAAGCATATCCTAATCCAACTACGGACGTTGGTATTCCAAGGTACTACGCATTGTTTGGCCCAGCCATTGTTGGTAGTGCAATTACAAATGAACTGACGTTTCTGCTTGGCCCAACACCTGATGCGGTGTACACGATGGAGCTTCATTTTTACTATTATCCTGAGTCAATTACGACTGCGGGTACTTCGTGGTTGGGCGACAACTTTGATACGGTGCTGCTATACGGCTCACTGGTTGAGGCTTACACCTACATGAAGGGCGAGACGGATTTACTTGCTGTTTACGACGGTAAGTACAAAGAAGCCCTTGCGCAAGCTAAACGCCTTGGTGATGGCATGGAGCGTTCTGATGCTTACAGAAATGGGCAATACCGTATGGCGCCGCTTCCTCAAAATAATGGGGTGGCATAGTGGCATTTACAGGTAACTTCTCCTGCAATACATTGCGCTCCGGCTTGATTAACGGTACGTTAAACTTTGCAACCGATACGTTCCGTTTGGCTTTGTACACAAACGCGGCTACATTGAATCAACTGACTACGGCATACACCTCGGATGGGGAAGCCTCCGGGGGCAATTATGTAGCTGGAGGGTTGGTAATAACAGCCACGGTCAATACGGCGCTTGACTCAAACGGCAGCACTATCTATATTAATTTCTCAAGCCCAGCTTGGACAGGCGCAATCACAGCTCGAGGCGCTTTGATTTATAAGGCTGGTGCAAACGGCGCTGTTTGTGTTTTAGACTTTGGCGGCGATAAAATATCAACCAGCACTTTCACTGTAACGATGCCTGCCGATACCAGTACGGCAGCACTCATCAGACTTGTATAGGAAAAAACATGGCGCTTGTAAACACAACAAAAGGTCAAATGGATGAGACTCTACTTGAGAAAAAAGAGGGTTTCGTTGATAATGACAACGAGTACACCACTTGGGTGGAGTATTGGTTAGATGACGAACTTGTCCACCGTTCGGCGCACGTTCAATTGAAAAAACCCGTAACACTGTCCGCCGAAGCGGCATCTTTAACTTAAGGAGCCTAACATGGCAAATACTCAAGCAATGTCAACGTCGTTCATGAGTAAGCTCATGACGGGTACGCACAATTTTGGCGTGGGCCCTATTCGCGCTGCTACCACTGCGGATACATACTACGGCGCTCTGTTGCTGGCAAGCGGCACATTCAACGCCTCTTCTGCAAACTACACTGGTACGGTTGGCTCTGTCACCATGTCTGGTGAGGTGTCTGGTACAGGTTACACCGCTGGTGGTGTTCCAATTACCAATGCAACTGCACCCTCTTTTACCAACACATCTACGACTGCGGGTGTGGCTTTCTGGACTCCCTCTGCCAGTATCACCTACACAAGTGTGACACTTTCCACTGCGTTTGATGCGGTGATGGTTTACAACTTTACACAAGGTTCTGCTGGTGCGTATCCTGCTGTGAGTATCCACACATTTGGTTCTCAAACAATTACTGCCGGTACGTTCACGTTGACGATGCCAGCCAACACCACAACGACTGCGCTGATCCGCTTGGCTACAACCTAATAGGACTGGCGGGGTAACCCGCTAGAGTAGCCATGTTTGGAATCTCCGCATTCGCCGAAGCACCGTTTGCCTCTCTTGCGGGGCAGACGATCGTTATCGCCATCACAGGAGTTCAGGCTTCTGGTGCGGTAGGAACAGTAGTCTATAGCCCAGTTGTAACGGTAGCGATTACGGGGGTTGAGGCTGCTGGCGCGGTTGGCAGCGTCACAGAAAGCAGTGCGGTTGGGCTGAATGGGGCTCAAGCCGCTGGCGAGGTAGGTTCAATTGGAGTGCTGGGGGTTGAAGCCGGTATCCAAGGTGTGCAGGCTGCTGGTGCGGTCGGTAACATTGGGATGGGGACAAGACTTGTTGCCCTGACCGGTGTTGAGGCGATTGGTGCGGTTGGGGATGTTACTGAGACTAATAACCCAACTGAAGATGGCGTACAAGCTATTGGTTCAGTGGGTACGATTCCGCTGACTACAATAACGGTGGCGGTATCTGGTGTATCGGCAAGAGGTCAAGTTGGAACGTTTGATGAGTTTTATTGGACGACAATAGATGACAGCGAGACGCCAAACTGGCAGAATGTCGAAATGACGGTGTAAGGATTAAACATGGCCCTTGTAATAGCAAATCGAGTAAAGGAAACCACTACCACGGCTGGTACGGGGACGGTGACTCTGCTTGGTGCATCCACAGGGTTTCAATCTTTTGCCGTGATTGGTAACGGCAATACAACCTATTACAGCATTGTTGGGCAGACTGGTAACGAATGGGAAGTGGGTGTTGGTACATACACTTCTTCTGGTACAACACTGGCGCGTACAACTGTTTTGTCCAATAGTTCAGGGACACAGCCATCAGCATTAAACTTCTCTGCTGGCACTAAAGACGTGTTTGTTACCTACCCATCGGAGTACTCGGTCAGTGCGACAAATGACCCCGGAACGGCTGGACAGGTACTTGTATCAAATGGTGTGGGGGTTGATCCTACATGGCAAACCTCTACCGCAGCCAGTAAAGCCTACGCACAAGCCATGCGGATTCTTGCCGATTAAGGAGACATCATGGCAGTAACTAACTTCTCCCCCCTCCTTGGTCTGGCTCTCCCGACCACAGGTGACCTGCAAGGTACTTGGGGTACAACAGTCAACGACTCCATTACAAACCTGATTGATTCGGCAGTTGCGGGTACGACGACACTTTCTGCCGATGTGGATGTAACTCTTTCCACAACCAACGGCGCGGCTAACCAAGCGCGTAATGCAATCATCTTGTGGACAGCCAGTAACGGTGCTACAACTCGTAACATTACTGCTCCGGCTCAGAGCAAAGCCTATATCGTTATCAATGCTGGTACTGGCTCTATCGTTATTCGCGGATCTGGCCCAACGACAGGTGTAACAGTCGCCTCTGGTGTTCGCGCTTTGGTAGCTTGGAACGGCTCTGACTTTGTAAAGATTGTCAGTAACCCAATGGTGTTGACAACAGACGTGTCTGGTGTTCTGCCTGCGGCAAATGGCGGTACAGGCTTATCCAGCCCCGGCACTGTCGGTAATGTGCTGACTTCTACTGGGTCAGGTTGGGCATCATCCACTTCACCCGGTGGTGGCGTTACTCCCGGTAAGTCCATTGCATTTTCACTAATTTTTGGTATATAAGGAACCATCATGGCCAATCCCAATATTGTCAACGTCACGTCCATTCTTGGCACTACGACGTACCTCACTCCCAGCAGTACATCTGCTGTAGTGCTGCTTCCCAATGCTGCGGCTTCTGGCCTGGTCTTTAAGATCAATCAGATTGTTTGCGCAAACGTCAACGGCACAAGTGCAGTCAATGCAACAGTGGCGATCTACAGCAACGGTGCTGTGGCTCAAGGAGGCACGCCTTCAAGCGGAACGGCCTACCCTGTCATCTCTACGATTGCAGTGCCAGCCAGTGCGTCTGTGATCGCTGTGGATAAGACAACGGCTATTTACCTGATGGAAGGCACTTCGATCACAGTGACATCAGGTACTGCCAGCGGCATCACATACACAATCAGCTACGAAGTCATTCAGTCTTAAAATTGGAGTAGCCAGTGAGCATACGCCAATACAATTTAGGTAGTATCGTTAAGCCCGGCTTTAATGCGCTCGGGCCGCAGACAACCACGACTACGTATTTCCCGTATTTGTATAGCTGGGGTCAAAATAATATGGGTCAGCTAGGTCTGGGCAATACCACCTACTACTCAAGCCCTAAACAAGTGGGATCACTAGACACGTGGGCATCGATATCGGGCGGAACCAATTTTAGCGTTGCCGTTAAAAATGACGGTACTTTATGGTCTTGGGGTCAAAATAGCTCTGGGCAGTTGGGGTTAGGAAATACTACCTACTATTCCAGTCCTAAGCAAGTTGGCGCTCTAACTGCTTGGCTATCTATTTCGTGTGGATCTGCATTTTCAATTGCCGCTAAAACTGATGGCACTTTATGGGCATGGGGTCTTGGTGGGGTGGGTCAGTTGGGTCTTGGTATCACCACAAGTTATTCTTCTCCCAAACAAGTTGGTTTATTGACCAATTGGTCAAAAATTTCTTGTGGATCTAACTACTCATTATCCATAAAAACTGACGGGACTCTGTGGGCATGGGGTGGCGCTGGAGCAGGTCAGTTGGGTCTTAATAACACTACAAGCTATTCATCCCCCAAACAAGTCGGATCACTAACAAATTGGTTAAATATTGCTGGCGGCGGATTTCACACTTTAGCAACAAAAACAGATGGAACACTATGGGCTTGGGGTAGAAACAGTATTGGTCAATTAGGTACAGGCAATACTACATACTATTCCTCTCCTAAGCAAATTGGTGCGTTGACTAATTGGCTTACGGTATCCGCTGGAAATTATTTTAGTTTTTCTATTAAAACAGCCGGAACTCTGTGGGCTGTGGGAGGCGCCAATGATGAGGGTCAATTAGGTCTTGGAAATTTAATTGATAGATCATCACCAAATCAAGTTGGAGCGTTGACTACATGGTCTAAGGTTTCAAACGGAAGCCAAAATACCAAAGCAATTCAAACAAATGAAACATTGTGGTCTTGGGGGCAGAATAATAGGGGCCAGCTAGGTCTTGGGGACACGACGCGTAGAAGTTCCCCTGTTCAAGTTGGCGCATTAAATACTTGGTTAAAAATAGCATCTACAAAAGGGGATGCTACCCTAGCCCTACTCTACTAAGAACACACCATGCCATCAACCACATCAGTATCAGGCGTTCAATATTCAGGCATTTGGACAATGCAACAGGTGAACTCTGCCATTTCGGCAGGGACTTGGCCTGTTGTTGGGCCAGCATTATATGCTTGGGGTTATAACAACCAAGGCCAAGCTGGGCTTGGGAATAGGACTGCAACTTCAAGCCCAAATCAAGTTGGATCTTTGAAAAACTGGGCTACTGTTTCAGCTAATGGTGCGGGGTTATATAGTTTTGCCACCAAGACAGATGGTACTTTGTGGGGTTGGGGTGCTAACGGTAATGGACAGTTAGGTCTTGGCAACACAACTGCTTATTCCTCACCAAAGCAAGTCGGCTCTTTAACAACTTGGCTTAAGGTGACTGCTGGTTACGCTTCAACTTTTGGCATTACAACTGGTGGTGGTTTGTACGCTTGGGGAGGTAATGATCAGGGTCAACTGGGTCTTGGAGATACCTCTAATCGATCATCTCCCGTACAGATTGGCGCTTTAACTACTTGGGCATCTGTTTCAAATCAAAGATACAACACTGCCGCAATTAAAACAGATGGAACATTGTGGACGTGGGGATATGGATTTTATGGGGCAAATGGTCTTGGTAATACAACAAGCTATTCTTCACCCAAACAAGTTGGCGCTTTAACAAATTGGCTTAAGGTGTCGGCTGGATACTTAAATATGTTTGCTATTAAAACCAATGGCACATTATGGGCATGGGGTAGTAATACACAAGGGCAACTAGGTCTGGGTAATACAACAGATTTATCATCACCAGTACAAATTGGTGCTTTAACAAATTGGTTAACTGTTGCAGCCGGAACTTATGCAAACATTGGATATTGTCTTGCATCTAAAACCGATGGCACTTTATGGGCATGGGGAAAGCAGGGTTATGGTCAACTTGGTCTTGGTAATACAACGCAGTATTCTTCACCAAAACAAGTTGGGTCATTAACAAATTGGTTAATTGTTGCCGCTGGAGAAGCTTCTAGCTTTGCCATTAAAACAGATGGTACTTTGTGGGGTTGGGGCTATAACGGGTTTGGTCAATTGGGACTTAGCAACACAACCAATTACTCATCCCCCAAGCAAATTGGTTCTAAAACAAGCTGGACTGCTATTGCGGCGGGGAACTACCCCGGTATTGCTATTTTGTTTGAATAAACCCAAGCTGATATAAACTAAACACATGAACAAAACACTACACTTCCTCTCTGGCATTCCACGTTCAGGCTCTACCGTCTTGGCGGCTATCCTGAACCAGAACCCCGCAACCCACGTCTCTACGACATCAGGCCTTGTCCACGCCCTTGATGGGCTTGCCAACACTTGGCACTCGGCTGGCCTGCTCAACGAGAACGATCCTGAGCGCAAGAAGCTGGCGCAGACAATGCGTGGCTGTATCGACGCTTTCTACGAAGACACGGACAAGCCTGTCATCATTGACAAGTCCCGTGGATGGCCTATCCCCCAGATCATGGGTGCTATGGCTCAGGTGCTGAATCGCCCCTGTAAGGTGATCGCTACTGTGCGCCCTGTGCCTGACTGCATGGCTTCTTTCGTGCGTGTGGCAAAGCCTGATGACCTAGATAAATTCATGTACTCTGGACAGTTGGCTGACCACCTGAAGGCGGCATATCTGTCTTTGGACGCAGGCTACAGAGCTATGCCAGACAACTTCCTGTTTGTTGTGTATGACGAACTTCTTGCCGATCCAAAGGGTCAACTGGATCGCATCCATGAGTTCTTGGGTCTGGAGCCATATGCCTACGACTTCAGCAACATCGACGGCTCATCGGTCAAGGAAGACGACGAGAACCTACACGGCTACGCTGGTATGCACGATGTCAAGCCAGTCTTGGCTAAACAGCACAATGACAAGTCCAAAGACTTGTTGAAGCACCACTACAACCAATTCTGCCAACCAGAGTTTTGGAATGACAACGCACGTACGATGCCTGAGTTGGATGACCTAGACCTCCAAGTGGCGGCTGGCAAGATGGGTGACTTTGCCGAAGGTTGGAGACTCTCAGAAAAGCTCAACAACGAGCGTCCCAACGATCATCGAGCCGCATACAACCGTAGTTGGTACTTGCTCAAGCAGGGCAAGGTTGGTGAAGGTTATAGAGAGATGAACAGAGGGCGTTTCTGTGGAATCATTGGTGAGAAGTTCCCAGACACCCCAGCCCCAGAGTGGGACGGCAAGACAAAAGGCACGATCCTGCTGTACTGCGATCACGGCTTAGGCGATCAAATCCACCAAGTGCGTTACGCCCGTGACTTAGTTGCGAGGGGTAACAAGGTAGTAGTGTGCTGTTCAGGCGCTTTGGTGGGTTTGTTCAACAAGATTGAAGGCGTATCTGCTGTTGTCCAACACGGCGCTGAGTTTGGCGTATATCACGACTTTTGGTGCTTTGCTATGGTGGCTCCGTACTACCTTGGCTACGAGATGAGCGACCTACGTAG